AAAGCTGAGGTTATCAGAACAGCACTCAAAAGAGAGCTTGAAAAAGAAGGTGTTAGAGATAAATTAAAGGAAATGCTATTTTTAACTATCAATAACGGTAAAAAAGTAAAAGCACCTAAAAAAAAATGTGATGATAAGAAAAAAGACTACATAGTAGTAGACAAAGATAAGAGAGAAGCTTTTTGGAAAGCAATGGTAACAAGGAGTGAAGACCAAGAGAAAACTTATGAAGGAATGGTTAATGAGTTTTGGAAAGGTCAAAAATCAAGAATAATTAGCAAAATAAAGACTGGTAAGAGTTTTGAGATAAAAAGTGTAGATAGTTATTTATATGATGTTGATGATGAAAACCAAATCTTTGTTAAATTCATCAATGAACTTATTGAGAAAATTGTTGCTGAAGCTGGAACTGAAGCATTGAGTCTTCTTGGATTAACTGACACTTTCAACTTCACTGACCAAGTATTACAGTCAATAAATGATTTTGAGATTAGGGGTTCAACTAGTATGAATACAACTACTAGGGATTTATTAAGAGCTGCTTTAACTGAAGGGATTAGTAATAATGAGGGTGTTGCTGAGTTAACAAAGAGGATTACCCAAGTTTACTCTACCTCTAAGGAAAGAGCTGCTATGATTGCAAGAACAGAGACTATCCGCTCAAATAATTTTGGTAACCTTGAAGCTTACAAACAAAGTGGTGTTGTTGAAATGAAAGAATGGATGGTTGCTTTAGATGAAAGAACTTGTGAGTTTTGTTTAGCAATGGAAAAAGAATATAGTAAGGTTGGATTAGAAAATAACTTTTTGAATGAAGGAGATATCTTAATTGGCTTAGATGGCGGTGAATTAAAGATTGATTATGGTGACTTACAAACTCCTCCACTTCATCCACGTTGTAGATGTACTTTATTGCCTGTTGTTACAGTTGCAGCTCAAGCTCAGATTGATGAGAGAGTCCAAGTATCTAAACTAAAAGAGAAGAAGGAGAAGCTTAAGAAACAAATTGAGAAAAGTAAAAAGAAGGTTGATGAAGAAAAAGAAAATGCAAAGAAAATTATTAGTGATTCTAAGATAAAATCAGAGAAAGCAGCTAAGAAAGAGGCTGAAAAGATTATAAATGAGGCTAAAGAGAAGGCTAAAGAAGAAAGAAAGAAAATCTTAAAAAAGGTCAAAAAAGACCGTAAAGAAGTTAGAAAACAATTATATGAATGAAAATAAAGAATTACTTAAAGATATCAGGCTTGGTATTAAAAAACTTTTTGAAATTTTTAAAGGGGATAAAGAAAAACGTAAAAAACTTCTTAGTAAAATTGATGAGCTTAAAGAAACTTATAGAGACAAAAAAGAGATAACTGAACATCTTGACCGTATTAAGGAAAGTGTTGAGAAAAACAATTTAAAGTTACCAAAAGAGTTTAAAGTAAAGGTCTCAAATCAAGTTAAGATACCTAAAGAAGTTGAAATTAAAAAACCTAGTTGGATATTTGACTTCAAGAGTATTGCTAGTGACTTAATAAGTTATTTGAGAAGTGCATTAAGACAAACATTTATTGTTAAAGTTCAACAAACTAAGAATCCAAAAGACTATCTTAATGTCCGTTTAACAAATGGAAAAGAATTTGACCCAAGCTTAGGCGGTGGGGCAATGGCAGCTTTCGGAACTCCTGATTGGGTATCAACTGGTGCTAAACAAGATACAGCTAATAGTCACTTGAATAATATAAAGAATAATCAGACTAATAACTCTCAAACAACTAAAATAGTTGATATAAACGGTAAACCAGTAAATCTTTCTCAATCTCCTGATGGAACTTGGGCTTTAGATGTGGTAGTTTCTGATACTAAAATAGATATAATCAATCTTTCTCTTATACAAGAAACAGCTATCTCAACTACAATAGCAACATCTCAAAATGCTGGAGATACAACAATCACTGTCGTTGATGGTTCTGATTTTGCTGTTGGAGAATATTTAACTATTCAACAAGGTAATAACTTGTTAGACAATCATTTTGAAGTCACTGCTAAACCTGATACTAATGAAATTACTCTTGATATGCCTATTGATATTGCCTTAGATGATACAGCAGTAGTTAAAAAAGTTTTGGATAGTATGAATGTAAATGGTAGTTTGGCCTCTCCTCAAATATTTAGACTTAAACCACCAGAGGATGAAGTTTGGCATATAACAAGACTTTTATTTACTATGGAAGATGATGTGGCTATGGATGACGGTAAATTTGGTGGATTAACAGCCTTAACTAATGGAGTTGTATTTAGGAGATTTAACGATGGTGTATATACTACTTTTGCTAATTTTAAAAGTAATAGAAAGTTTATGGATTCAATGTATGATGTTGAATATAATCCAAAAGCACCAGCAGGAACTTATGGTTTAAGAGGAAGATGGACTTTAACTAAAGCTGGTGTTGTTATTAGACTTGACGGTTCTACTAATGATGAATTACAAGTATTAGTTCAAGATGATATTAGTGGTTTACTTGGAATGCATATAACAGCTCAAGGTCATAAGGAGAGTTCTTAGTAATTTGCGTCATTATAACTCATTTGCTAATATTTATTTATAGATATACAATGAAATTATGAAAGATAAAAAACTTGAAAAACAAATAGCAAAAGGTTTTATTGAAGTGGTTAAGTCTGAGGAAAATGAAACAGAAGGCAAGCTTGGTCTTGCTATTATCTCCACTGATACTGTTGATAGACATGGTGATGTTATTAAAGCTGATGGTTGGGATTTCAAAGCTTTTAAGAAAAATCCTGTAATGTTATGGTCTCATAATAGTGGATGGGATGAAAATAGGCCTTCAATTGGTAAAGTTGAGAACATTGAAGTTAAAGACGGTAAAGTTTTCTTTACACCTGTTTTTGATATGGAAGATGGTTTTGCTAAGAATATCTTTAATAAATTTAAAAAGGGAATGTTAAATGCTTTTTCTATTGGTTTTAGGCCACTTTCTTGGAAAGAGACTGACACTGGATATGAATTTATTGAGCAAGAAGCATTAGAGTTCTCAGCCGTTAATGTCCCTGCTAATGCTGAGGCATTAGTACAATTGAGAAGTGCTGGTATTGGAGTTTGTAAGGATTTTAATGATTGGAAAGATGGTAAAGAATTAGAACCAACAAAAGAATTAGCACCTAATGATGATGAGGAAGAGGATGAAGATGAGAAAGATGAAGCTGAAGGTTGGAAGACTTTTGGTGAAGTTAAGTTAGCAATGTTAAATCTTATTTTAAAAGATGTTGATATCAATGAGTTTAAAAAGATTGCTGCTGCTTATAAAGACTATGGATTTAAAGCACCAAAGTTTAAACATTTTCAAATTGCCATTATTAAGACAGCTCTTGGAAGAAAGATTAAAAAGAAAAAAGAAAATGAAGTTATTAGTCTATTGAAACAAATGGACAACCGTTTACAAGTTAAACCTCAAAACCCATAATGAGGTTGAATTTGCTTATTTGTTTAATTGAAGGGGGTGTAATTTAAAAAATGACCAAAGAAGAATTAAAGAAATTAATGAAAGAAATTAAAAAAGAAGAAAAAGCTGAAAAAGAAGCTAAAGTTGCTCAAGAAAAAAAGGTTGATGAAGCCTTTGACAACTTAGTTGACAAAATAGCTGGTAAACTCAATCTTACCGCTAAAGAAGAAAATGGTGACCCAAATAAAGGTCAACCAGAAGGAGAGGAAACCAAAGAAGAAAAAATTGGTAACTTCTTCAAAGCTCTTATTAAAAATGACCAAGTATATTTGCAAAAAGCATTAGCTGAGGGTTCTGACGTTACTGGGGGATACTTAGTACCTGAAGAATTTAACGCTAGTATAGTTGATTGGATGCAGGATAAACCTGTTTTCCGAAGATTTGCAAGTGTTTGGAACATGAAAGAAAAAGTCCTTAATATTCCTACTTTAGCAGCTGACGTTGCAGTCTATTGGGGTTCTGAAAATACCTCAATCTCCACCACTAGTGCAGACTTCGGTGAAGTTCAATTGTCTGTTAACAAGCTTAACGCCATCATTTATCTATCAACTGAATTGTTTGAAGATAGTGAGATTGAATTGTCTAGTTATTTAACTGACCGTTTTGCTCAAGCTGTTTATAGAGAAGAGGATAAAAAGTTTATGGTAGGTACTGGTTCAGGCCAACCTACTGGTTTGAGTACTTATACTTTAGGTACAATTACCAAAACTCATAATGGGACTGCTGATGATTTTATTAATACCTTTTACAGATTACCTCAACAATTCCGAGAGAATGGTGTGTGGATAATGGACAATTTGTCTATTGCTAAAGCCGCTACTCTTAAAGATGATAACGGACAATATCTCTTAGTGAGACCAGTTGACGGTAAATTACCTACTTTATTGGGTAGACCTGTATTAGAACAGAATGACGCTAACGTTAACGTTTACTTCGGTGACCCTAAATTCTATTACATAGGTGATAGAAGGAAGATGTCTGTAAAGATAACCACTGAAGGAGCTGGTACTTTTGAAAAAGACCAAGTTGCTATTAAAGTAACTGAGCGTGTTGACGGTAAGTTAGCTCTTGCTAGAGCTTTCCGAAAAATTGCTGCATTTAGATAATAATCAGTTCATTGGGAGGACAAATTTGGGTGTTTGTCCCCCTTGGTGAGGTAATTATTATGATACAAATTAAACTACTTAAAAAAACTAGTCTTGGAAAAAGAGGTGATGTTGTTTACATTACCCGTAACGAAGCCCATACTTTGATTGACAAAGGAGAGGGAGAAATTTACAAGCCAAAACAACCAAAGACTTATAAAAACAGAATGTTAGGAGGAAAGTAATGAATACTTATGCTCTTACAACAGTTGCTAGACTAAAATCATTCTTAGAGATTGATGTTTCCACTTATGATTCCATACTTGGAGTTATTATTGACGCTGTTACTGATTTTATTGAAAGTGAATGTGATAGAAGGTTTAAAAAGACTGCACATAGTGGAATAATTTTGGATGGTGAAGGTTCAAATGAATTAACATTACCTAATTGGCCAGTTGTTGAAGGTGAGACATTTACTTTATATGAAAGAACTTCAGTAAATTATGGAGACAATACTTGGAAAACAATAAGCTCAGACAAATATAGAATTGATTATAATTCAGGGATTGTAATTATAAATAGTAAATTTTATAAAGGTCACCAAAATTATAAAGTTGATTTTACTGCTGGTTATGCCTTTGATAATGTGACTGAGGATAGTTTAGTCCCTCTTTCTGATGTTGGGCTTTCTGATTTAGAGCTTTTAGTTTGGAAAATTTGTGCTAAAGCATATAATGACAGAAAAGGTGGTGGCAATATAAAGAGAATGAAACTTTACAATTATGATGTTACTTATTCTGACGCTTCTGAAGTTGATGATAAGTTTGACCAAATAATTGAGAAGTATAAAAGGTTTACTTTCTAACAATGAGACATTTTTTTGATAAGACTGCTATTATTAAACGTCAAAAGGACGTTGGCAATGACATTTATAGGTCAAGTTCAACTGCAACGGTAGAATGTAATATACAAAAGTTAGACCAAGAAACAGTTGCAAAGATAGAGGGTACTTTTGGCCAAGAATATGTTTTATTTTGTGATAGTGCTACTGATATTAAAGAAGGTGATAGGGTTGTCTGTTCAAATAATAATGAAGAATATACAGTTAAAATTGTAATTTTGGCTGAATTATTTGGTATTCAACAGTTTAAAGAAGTTTATCTAACAAAATACAATGGAGATTAAAGTTAATATAAAACCTAGCGTTGACTCATTATTGGCTAAATTCAGAGGAGTTGAGCAACTTTTGGTATCTAAATTGAAAGAAGGAATAATTGGATATGCCCTTTTAGTTGAAAGAGGCGGTAAGATGTTTTCTCCTGTTGATACTGGAGCTATGAGGTCAAGTATTGCTACTTCATACGGGATTGCAAGTGGTGGTTTGAATGCCATTGTTGGGACTCACATTAACTATGCTACTTATGTTCACGAAGGTACAAGATATATGAAAGGTAGACCTTTTATGGAATGGGGACTTAACGCTTATAGAAGAGAAGGTGATAGACTAATACATAACAAGATTAATGAAGCCTTAAGGCTCTTAGGAGATAAATAATGGGATTAAATGCAATAAGTTCTAAAATAAAATCAAAATTACAAACAATTTCAGGAATTGGAGTTGTTTATGATTTTCCTTGGGTTCAGTTTGAAGCTTACCCAGCTGCTACAATAACCCCATCAGGATTTTCTAGTAATTATGAAACTAGAACAGAGAATCAAAGAGTATATAAATTTATTATTAGATTGTTTCATAGTATTGATGTTATTACAGCCAAAGAAACTGAAAAAGAAAGAGTCCAAGAAGCGGTTAGAATCATAAGAGGAAAGATGGATACAATAGTTAATGAGTTTGATAAAGATGAAACACTAACAGGAATTGAATTACCAACTGGAGAAACAATGCTTGGTTCAATACCAGCACCTTCAGATATTGTCTATTTTCCCGAAGAAAAAATGGTAGTTGGTGAAATAACATTAGAAGTTAAGATTTCATTTGACACAACGTCATAAAACGTCTATTATCTAATTATGAGTAAACAAATAGGAAGACTTGTAAAATTAGGAGTTGGCAAGGAAGCTTCAAGAGGTGCAGGAATTGCACCATCAATGTGGCTACCCCAAGTTGACTTCTCTTTAATGGAAAAAGTTGACAAAGTCAGAGATGATTCAGGATTTGGAAATTTAGCAGATAGTCAGGACATAATGGTATCTGAGAAATATGCTGAGGGTGAAATTTCAGGACAATTAAGAGACCAAACTTTTGGTTATTTTCTTTTAGCTTTATTAGGTAGTGTCAGTTCAAGTGCTTCAGGTGCAGGATATGCTCACACTTTTACTTTAACTCAATCAAATCAACATCAATCATTAGCCCTTGTTAAAAAGGATGAACTTGAGACATTGATGTACAAACTTGCAATGCTATCTAAGCTTGATGTTAAATTAGCTTTAGATTCATTTGCTAATTTTACTGCTGGAATTATTGCCAAAGCTGGCGTAACTAGTAGTGGTACTCCTTCTTATACTGATGAAAACAAATTTAGTAAAAAGCACGCTAAGATTAAAGTTGCTACTAATATTGCAGGACTTGCAGCTGCTACCGCTTTGGAAGTTAAGACCCTTGAATTAAATATTGAAAAGAATGTCATTAGAGACAGTGCTTTTGGTACTGTTCAACCAGTAGATATTTTAAATAAAGCTCTTTCAATCAGTGGACAAATTACCCTTAACTATGAAGATAATACTTTCAGAGATTATATGCTTAATGGTGATAAAAAATCACTTGAAATTAAACTAGAAAATACTGATGTTGACTTAGGAAGTGGATTATATCCTTCTCTAACAATTCAACTACCATTAGTTGATTTTGATTGGAGTCCTAACTATGCACTTGAGGACATTGTCTCTCAAACAATCAGTTTCAAAGCTAACTATGACGTTGCTAATTCACAAGAGATAATTCATTCTTGTATTTTAGTAAACGACAAAGCAAGTTATTAATTTTTAATTAAAAATAATGTCTGATAATGAAAGAGAGCTTAAAGCTCTAACACTACCTAGCGGTAAAACCGCTCAAATTGTTACATATTTTACCCGTGGAGAATTTAACGAGATTAAACGTAGAAGTTGGGGTGACGCTAAAGCAGAACAGCAAGATGATGGCAATGTAAAAATTATAAGTATCCCAGTTAATCAAGGTGAATTACAGCAAGACGCAATTGTTTTGATGGGTACTAAGAAAATTGAAGATAAAGATGTTACTGAGCAAACTATAAAAGACTTACCTGTACCTGATTTTAATTTTATTGAACTTGAATTAAGTAAGCTTTACGCAGGATACACGGGAAAAAAAAAGACAAATTAAAGGACATAGTTGAAAGGACAATTTACGCTAAACAAGGGCAAGCAAAAGTACCTCAAGAGTATTTAGACTATCTAGTAATGAAGCAAATGGGATGGGATTGGTTCACCTATTTGCGACAACCTTATGAATTGACTATACTTATACAGGAGTTTATTAAATTAGATAATCAATAATGCCATCAAATTTTAATTCAAATGTAAATGTAAACATTACAGCCCAGTCAAAACAGGCTAGAGATGAGGTGAATAACCTTGCTAAAAGCATAAAAAGTCTTGGTAGTACTTCAAAATCAAGTGCAACTGGTGCAAAAGGGTTATCAAATTCTGTTGGAAGTTTAGTTAAGGGATTTACTATTGGAACTTTAGCAGCTCAAGGAATACAAAAAGCCTTAGCTTTGGTAAAACAAGAATTTATTAATAGTATTAAAGAAGCAAATAATTATGCTAATGCTTTAATTGGTTTGTCTTCAGTATCAGCAGCTTTTGGACAATCACAATCAGAGGCAAGACAAGCAGCTATTGACCTTTCACGAGATGGTTTAATGAGTGTTACTGAGGCCGCTGAAGGTTTAAAGAATTTGTTAGCAACTGGGTTCAGTTTAGATGAAGCAATTAATTTAATGAGGTCATTTAAAGACGCAGCTGCTTTTAACCGTCAAGGAACTTTAGAATTTGGACAAGCAATAGTTGGTGCAACTCAGGGTATTAAAAACCAAAACTCTATCATGGTTGACAACGTTGGTATTACTAAAAACTTATCAAACATTTTAAAGGAAGCTGGATTATCAACTAACCAATTGGCTGATGTCACTAGTGACGCAGCAGTTAGGCAAAAACTTTATAACGGATTATTAAAGGAGGCTTCAGTATTTACAGGTGACGCAGCTAGAGCAGCAGAAACAATGAGTGGAAAGATGAGTACAATGAATACTATGTTTAAAATGGCTAGAGTTGAAGTTGGAAATGCTTTATCACCTGCTCTTATGGACTTAATGGATGACTTTACAAGGGTTGCTAGTGTTGTCGGAAAGATTTTACTACCTGCATTAAAAGGTCTTATTACCATTTTTACTGGGGCTATTACTGCCGCAAGGCTATTAGGAAATACAATATCAGGAGTTATTGCCACGTTTATTGCTGTACCTCAAGCAATTAAAGAAAGGTCATTAGACCCATTAAAGGCTACTTTCAGAGTTGTTGGTGAAGATTACGGAAATATATTAGAAGGTGCAGCTGAAACAATATCTAAAACTTGGAGTAATGAAATGGGTGACATTGCTAGAGATACTATTGAAGGATTAGGTGACGCAAGTAGTGCAGCTAGTGAAAAAGCCGCTAAGTTAGCCAAAAGTCTCAAAAAAGAGAATGAAGACTTTATGCGTGACATGGCCAGTATGACTAAATCTTTTCAAGAAAATTTATCTGATTTAATTTTTTCTCACCGTGATAAGAAAGCTCAATTAGAGGAAGATATTAAAGAAGAAAATGAAGCTTATAAAAATGAGATGGCTGATAGAAAAGACCAATACAATGAAGACTTAGAAGATTTAGAAAAATCACATAAAGATAAAGTTTCTAATATTAAAGATGATATTGCTGATGAAGAAGAAGCTTTAATTGTTTCACAAAACAAATTACAAGCATTTCAAGATGATAAATACTTACAAGATATTAATAGGAGTAAGAAAAAACTTGAAGAATTAAAATCTGATTTGGCCAAAGAAGAAGATGAATACAAAAGGAAAAAAGAAAAAGTTGTTAGTGTTTATGAGGAAGAAACTAAGAAAATTGAAACAGAACATAATAAACGTTTAACCGCATTAAAATCAGAATTAGAAGCAGAGTTAGCAATTTATATCAAACATGAATCTGACTTTACAGCTTTAAAAGACGCTGTTGCTGAAGATGACATTACTAGACTTAAACGTAAATTTGAAGAAGAGAAAGCAGAGAGGGAAAGACAACACGCAGAAAAAATCAGTGAACTTTATCAACAGGGAGCTAAAGAGACAGCAGCTTATGAGGCTGGTAAAAGTAATGCTAGCTCTAACGACACTTCACAAAGAATCAGTCAAGCAAGTCAACAAGCAAATCAAACTAGCTCTCAAGTATCAAATAGTTTAGGTTTAACCAATGTAGGAGTTGGTAGTAATAGTCCAAATACTTCAACAGGTTCAAGTTTCTTTTCAACTGTTAAAGAAGTTGCCTCAAATATTGGTAATGCTATCTCAAACACATTTAATAGCGTTGTAGGTTGGTTTTCATCTAAGTTACCTCAATTTGAAGAAGGTGGTATTGTCAATGCCCCAGTTGGTCAACCAGTTATGGCAGTAGTCCACGGTGGTGAAAAAGTTATACCAGCAAGTCAAGTCAATAGTCCTACTAATAATGTAAGCAACAATATTAATGTTAATATTGGTATATATGCAGGAAGTGAAGTTGAAAAAAGGAATTTGGCAATGAAATTATGGTCTGAGATTGGAAGATTAGCCAAATCTCAAAATAAAACACCAAGTGAGTTAATAGGTTTTAATGGAGCTTAATTATGAGTACAGTATTAAATGGCACAACTTTGAAGCAACCATCAAACATTGCTAGAACTCCAATACAAACAAGTAAACAACACACTACTCTTGACGGAGTTACTAAGAGAGATATTGTTAGACAAAAAGAATTATTTACTTTGACTTTAGCAAATCTTACTACTACTCAAATTAATCAAGTTGTTGGTATATATGAATTAAAACAATCTGTAAGTCTAGTAATTTCTGAATTATCAATTAATACTACTGTTTGGGTTGATATTGTCTCAAGGGTTAACGAAGCAATAGGAAGTGATTATAGAGAAACAATAATAATCAACTTGGAGGAGGTTTAAATGCAACGGTTAAATGATTCCGTACAAACAGCATTTGACACAATGTCTACTGCTGACGCTAGATACCCAGCACATCAGTTTTTAGTAAGTTGGTTAAGAAGACTTGGTGCAGCAGCTTTCGGAATTGTAGGAACTTCAACGGTTAACAATTGTCTTGTTAGAGGTGAAAATACGGTTGTGACACCAACAGATTCATTTGAATTTGATAACGAAACAGATAAAGTTTTAAGGCTTGAATACGATAGAAGTGTTGAAGAACCAATGGGAGGACTTAGTTTTGCTTTAATGAATGTTGTTTTAGATAATACGGATAAACGTTTTACTCCTGAGTTTAATTCAACAATAGGAACTGCATTAGTACCAAATAGGCCACTTAGGATGGCAATTGGGTTTGATTTGGCCAGTGGTAAAAAAATGATGAATGTATTTAAAGGTTTATCAGACATGGTTAAAGAAAATAAAGTTGATAGAACTGTTGAGTTTGGTGGTTCAGATTATCTTTCATACTTAAGAGATTTACAAATGGATTCTGTTTTATATGAAAATTATAGAACTGACCAAATTGTTGAGGAAATATTAATTGAAGCTGGTTTTGGAAGCTCACAATATGTTTTAGATGAAGGTTTAAATACTATTGAATTTGCTTGGTTTAATAAAGACCAAACAGCAGGAGAACGTATCAGACAAATTTGTGAATCAGAAGAGGCTCATTTCTTTCAAGATGAGGAAGGTATATTAAGATTTCAAAACAGGAGACATTATATAGTTAGTCCGTTTACTACAATCCAAAAATATATTCATTCAGGTGATATTCTTGACTGGCAGGTTATTGATGATGTTGGTATTTATAATAGTGTTGTTGTTAGTGCTAAACCAAGAGAAGTCTACCCAACAAATGTTGAAGTTTGGAAGGATGGAATTATTGAGGAAATACCAGCATTAGGAGAACTTACAATTTGGGCTAGTATGGATAATCCAATTTATTCATTTGTTACCCCAGTGGCTACTACTGATTATGTTGCTAATTCAGCCTCAGATGGAAGTGCCACTAATTTAACAGCTAATATCAGTTTAACTTTAACTGGATTCGGTGACACCGCAAAAATAGTAATAAGTAATTCAGGTGGCCAAAAAGCTTATATGACCTTCTTAAGACTTAGAGGTAAACCAGCAATTGTTACTTCAGAAATTTATCAAAAATATGAAGACAATATAAGCATATCAAGATATGGTAAAAGAGTTTTAGAAGTAAATAATGATTTTATTGATTCTGATTCATTTGCTTATTATTTATCAAGAACATTAGTAAGCAAATATAAAGACCCACTTAAAAGGGTAAGGATATTAGTTAGGGGTATGCCTCAATTCCAATTAAAAGATAAAGTCAGTGTTTATGATAGAGACCTAGATACTTATAAAAATTACCGTATTATGAGGATTCAAGGTATTTATTCTTTAGGTGAATTTTTACAATATTTAACAATTAGAGAAATAACAGATGGTGAATCTGACAACTGGGCTATTGTTGGAGCTGCCATTGTTGACAATACAAAGGAGGTAGTAGGGTTCTAATGACAACAAATGAAGAAGTAACTAGAAAAGATGAAGCGGTACGTATTCTTGGTAATAAGGCTTATATTGGTGACCAAGAAGTTATTGGACTTTTTAAAGTAAGCAATAACAGTGGTGATAATATATTCAAATTTGACCCTGATACTCAATTGTTAACTGCTTATGACACTGATGGAAACATTGTTTGGTCAATTGATACTTCAACTGGTGTAATGACTTTAGGTTCAATGGGTGTATTAAAAGTAAGTGATGGTTCTCACAATAGGATTTTGCTTGGATATCAAGAGAATGGGTTTGGAACTGGGAAAGATTATGGATTTAAAATGAGCCGTGAAGGATATGCTGTTGAGACTGCTACTGACGCTCAGTTAATTATAAGTTCTAAATTTACAATCCCAAGAGAAACAAATATTAGTTTTGGAAGATGGAATTATACAAATGTTACATCTTATGAAGACTTATTAGATTGTGCTTGTATGATTGATTTTAACGATTGGCCTGATTCTACTTGTTATTTAGAAATAACTGGTAAAGTTGGAGGCGGTACAGCTTCTTACCGTTTATATAATCAAACTGACGGTGAAGCCATTGCTGGTTCAGAGGCAACAACAACATCAACAACTTCAACAGTGTTCAGGAGTGGTGCATTTACAAAACCTAGTGGAAGTAAGTTATTAAACTTACAATATAAAGTTAGTGATTCAGCTCATTATACCGATATTTATACTTGTCGGGTAGTTATGCGTTATACTTAATTATGAAACTTAAAAAAGATGTTCATACTTTAGTTTTAGAAGGAAAAGTTGAATCTGAAGAGATTGCTAAAAAACTATATAAGGAAACAGGTTTAAGGTTTATGCTTGAAAAGAAAGGTCAGATTATAAGTGGATTCATTAATACTTATGTTAGGGAAATTGAAGGTAAAGAATATACTTTGGTTGATATTTTTTATTATGATGATGACATTGATTTTGAAGGTGATGAAGAAAAACACATAACTAAATACAAAATAAGAAAAGTTGACAATAAAGATATAAAAACTGATAAAATTAATAAGGCATTTAAACTTGCTAAAAAAGAAATAGCAATTAAATTAATTAAAAATTTAGGAGAAAATAATGTACAAAGTAAGTAATGAATATTTAGAAAAATTAAAGAAAGATGGAAACATACGTATTGTTTCATTTTTACCTTGTGATACAAGTGATTGTGATTGTTTTGGGATTAAAAATGAGTGGATGGATAAATTAGCAAAGATGGAGTCTGATAAAAGGATAGAATATCAACAAAGAAAAATTGATAGAGATGGAGTCATTGAATGTCCTAGAGCTAAAGGAAAGAAAAAATATAAAGTTATTTGTAGAGAATGTGGTGCAACGGTTGCATATATAAATGCTGATGATATTAAGGCTAAGGATTGGTGTAATTTACATTATGTCAATGAGGCAAAATTACATTCTAAAAGCATAAAAATTCCTAAATTAAATAAAAAAGGACTTCCTATAAAAAGAAAAGGTAGAATTATATTCACATCAAAGAAAGAGTATTATGGTCAATGGCATGGATGTGCTACTCTTCAAGTTTCTCCTTTTGATAATAAATTGGGATTTGAGTGTTTTTGTGGAAATGACACAAGAGATTTTAGAGTTAGGAGTAATTTGACTGGCAAAGAATTAGCGTCTAAACTTAAAGAGAATATGATAGATAGAGATTTTTCTAAAAATAGTAAATTTTATTTAGAGGAGGTTAAATAATGGGTTTTACTACCTCTTATGCTTCTGTAACTTGGACTGCTGGTGATGTTATCACTGAAGCTAAATTAGATAATATGGTTGCTAATGACCAAGCTTATAATTCTCACGCTGCTCAAGGTCTTGAATTAGATGAAATGTCAAAACCATCAAATCCAGCTTCAGGTAAATTAAGAATTTACGCTAAAGATAAAGATGGAGTTTCAACTTTATATTATTTAAAAGATGATGGGACTGAGGTTGAAATAGGTGTGTCTTCAAACGGAAGTAGTGGTATTTTTAGACAAGCAATAGTTAATGGTGGTTGTGAAGTTAACCAAGCTGTCACCGCAGTTTCTTTAACTGATGGAAAACTATTTGGAAGTGTTGATATGTTTTATGCCAAAGGTGCTGGGACTGCTGTAAGTGCTGGGACTATTGGACAGGCAACTGCTGCTAATGTTGGTAATTCAGGATATGCCTTAAAGTTAGCTGGAGTAACTATTAGTGGAACTGGAATAGTCCACGCCTATACATTTATTGAATCTAAAAATGCAAAATTATATAAAAATAAAACTGCTTCTTTTTCAGTAAAAGTTTATCATGATGTTGGTTCAGCAATTGACTATACAATAAAGATTAATAAAGCTGATTCAGAAGATGATTTTAGTGCTGTTACTAATATTGATTCAGCAGACGCACAATCAGTCCCAAATACAACTGAGACAGAAATTAAATTTGAAAATGTAGATTTAGGTGATTGTAGTAATGGGATTGAAATTGAAATTATGGTTGAGTGTGGAGCTATAACTACTAAGAATTTTGAATTTGGTGATTGGCAATTTAATGAGGGTGAAACAGTCTCAGATTTTGTATGTAAAAATTATCAGAAAACTTTATGGGATTGTTATAGATATTTATATGCGTTTGTTAGTGTGGCAACTCTATCCCCAGTAGGTTATGGATTTGCTTCAACAACTACTGTTGCTAGAATTTATTGTCCATTACCAATGGAGATGTTAAAAACCCCAACTTTAGTGGGAACTGCTAGTGATTTTGAATTATCTGATGGTGTATCTGCTGGCATTGATTTGACTGATATTGGAATATTGGGCTTATCAGATGGTAAAGTTTTTGCCACTACAATACAAGCAACTGTTGCTTCAGGGTTAACTCAATATAGAACTTATTTATTACGTGCTAATAATTCAGAAAATAAAATATTATTGATTAATGCAAGGCCTACTATTGCATAATTATGAAACAAGCAGAGATAATTAAACTATTTATGAGTCACCAAAGAAAACAAACAAAATCTTTGGAAAGTATAAAAGAATCAATGCAAAGTATTAATGATACAAACGTTCTTCATTTAGAAACAAATCAAAAATTTTCAGGTGATATTGATAAACTAGTAAAGAGTACAGATAAGATTGAAAAGGTATTTTCTAAAGCTTTCTTGCTAGTTATAGCTGCTTTGATAGTTTTAGCTGGAGCTGAAAAAGTGTTATCATTATTTTGATGATAATTTGTATTATAAGGTCAATCCTATATTTATTTACTGCTTCTGAGTGTTTTATACTCAGTTTTTTATATAAACAAGGAACTTTAAGGTATAACCCAACTAGTCAAGTTATTAAGTATCTTCAACTTCTATTCTTATCTTTAGGTGCTATGTTTACTTTTATGGCTTTTATACCAATAGTTAAGACTTTAAATACAACTGTTTATGACGCTATAACAAATATTCTCACAATTTTCGTTGCGGTAGTCCTATATTTTCTAATAAAATTTAGAGAAAGTTCAATTAAGAAAAAAGGTGTAAAATAAATTATGTATACAATAAAGGATTTATTTATTGGTGATTTTCCAATAAGCCAATTATTTGGTCAGAACCCTAGTATGTATGCTCAGTTTGGTTTAAATGGTCACAACGGTATAGATTTTGCTTGTCCAACTGGTACTAAATTAGTTTGTTGTTTTGATGAAGCTGAAGTTATCACGGTAAAAGATGATGGTGGTTCAGGCTATGGATTACATATAAAATTTTGGGATAAGAAACAAAAACTTGTTGCTATTTATGGCCATTGCAAAAGCATTTCAGTTAAGGAAGGAGACATAATTAAATTTGGACAAGAGATAGCAATTTCAAATAATACTGGTTATTCAACTGGTTCTCATTTACACTTAGGAATTTGTAAGGTAGATGATAACTGTATTAGATTAAATACTGGTAATGGATTTGCTGGTTGGGTTGACCCATTTGGAAGTGAGTTTGTTTGGGATGTAAAAGATTTATCTTTAGCAATTGAATACAATGAAGAAGTAATAGAGTCTAAATTTATTATTCCTCAAGGACTTTGGGAGTTTTTATATTTAGAAAATAACTTTAGTGAGGGAGATATCCGTGAAGGGATGAATAATTTTAAACAAGGTAAAGTTAAAGAATTAGAAAAGAAGATTGAAGAAATAAATAATAGTATTGATGGAAAGATTGCAGAGGCAATTAAAGAAGCCACTGAAGGATTAATGACACCTGAAGAATGTGAAGTTGTAATTGAAAAGGCAACTAAAGGATTAATTACCCAAGACCAGTGTAATATTCAGATTAAAGAAGCCCTTAAAAAGGATGAAGAAGAGGAAAATGATGTAAATAACTCAGAAAATGGGACATTAACCTTATGGCAAAAAATAATAGCAGTTATCAAAGAACATTATAAACAGAGTTAGCACCTAAATCTTTTACCTGATTACAGGTAATACCTAAAATATAGAGTGCTTTGTCAGTATTATAAGTTGACTGCTAAGTTGATATAGTCAAAATTATAAGTTAATATTAAATTGTATGAAAAAACTATACGAAAAATACAAGAAAACAATATTTGCTTTCTTAAGAAGACTTGGAAGAAACTTTGTAGGTTCTTTCGTTGTCACTTTTATTATTACCATAAATACTCCTGAGAATAGTAAAATAATTATGGATAATTTTTTGGTAAGTTTTAAAGGTGGTTTAAGTCTACTTTGGACTGCAATGCTTTATCCTGCAATAATCTCAGCAATGATTGCTGGTTTCACTTCAGTAGGTAAATTAATCCGTGACATCTTAAGAGAGAACGGTTATGAAAAAGCTGCAAGTAAGATTGTATTCTAAAATCAATTTTTAAACCTCTAATATCACTCAGAAATTACTTTACTTGTTTTTTAGTATCTATTGTCATTATTGATATGACATAGTTTTTACGGCTTCTAATGAGCTAATTTTATTATTTTGATTTTTCATTTTTTTTGACTTAAAGTTAAATTAATGAGTCACGAAAAACCAAGTAAAGCAGAAAAACAAAGAATAAGAAAAGAGCAGAATTATTGTTGTGCTGATTGTGGAATTAGAACATATCCTAAAAAAGGTAAATTAGAAATTCATCATAAAAAACCAGTATCACAAGGCGGTAATTCAAAGAGAGAAAATTTAGTTGGTTTATGTGGTGAGCAATACAATGATTGCCACGAGAAATGGGATAGATTAGCACTTGATGAAATGATTTATTTTGATGATAGAGTATTTTTTGAAAGTGATACAGATTTACATAGTTGATTTTATAATTAATTATAACTATTATTAAGTTAGTTACATATTCTACTTAGGGTTAGATTAATCTCCAAATGTAACCCTAGCCCTAAGTAGAGTCAGGAGATTAATGGAAGAAAATAATAGACCTACAATTTACGCCCCCGAATTTATACCTTATTACCCTGCTATTGTTAAAAAATACCACTTAAGTGATTTAGAAGCTCATATTTATGGTTTCATAAGATTTTATACTTCATCAACAAATAACTACTTTTTCTTTAGTAATTTACAAATAGGTGAGTTATTAAATAAAAAAACAACTCAGGTATCACTTTCCGTTTCAAAACTAATTAAACTAAAATTAATTAAGGCGGTATATAAGACTAAAAAGAACGGTGGTAAGATACGTTATTTAAGAGCTGACTTTCGGAAAACCGTTAGTCAGACTTTCGGAAAACCGAAAGGAAATAATAATAAGATAAATAATAATAAAGAAAACAATATAGAGAAAAAGAAAACTATTAGTGCAACGGTTGCAAAGAAAGGAATATCATCAGTCTCAGAGGCTTTAATGTCATCACTAAAAGAAAAAGAAGATAAAAAAGTATGTTCTTACGAGTGGCAAGATAAAGCGTTAAGATATGCACACAGTTTGGGTATTAATTGGGATGATGTAAATGTTATTAAGCAGAAAGCAAAAGGAAGATGGATGAGTTTATTTAAAAAAGGAGGAGGTAAGTTAGATGTGGCATATAGTTTTGTTTCAGACTACACAAAACCTTTGGATAGTTTGGGTAAAATTAAAATGTTCTTTTGGAAATATAATTTAAGGACTTGACAAACTATTTATAACTTATTATAATTACTTATAATTAATATTTAAGATTAAAATGACACAACAACAATTTATTAAACAAGAAGTTTACAAGTTTGTTAGAGAATTTGATAACAAAACAAGTGCTATTGAATTGGCAAGGATGATTGAAGAAGGTAAAATAGAATATTTTTTTAATGAAGAAGAGAATGAAATTTTGATTGAGGGACATGGTATTAGACAAACTATGGGATGGAGTGATGAAAAAGGTATTGTTTCTTTACCTGATGAAATGGATGACGTTGATAATCAATTAAAGGAGATAGAATAATGATGTGTTTACTAAAAATTATATTGTTAGTTATGTACACTGGATTATTAGCCGCTGCTTCAGTTTCCTGTTTTATTACTGCATATTATAATTTCAAGAGTAAAGATTATATAGCAACATTTTTCTTATTATTTTTATCTGTATTTATTCTTGTATTAACAATAACTTTTATTAATGAAATTTAAAATAATCTTTTTACTATTTATAATTGCTTTTATTTTCTATCTTGTTTTTTATATTAGAGAGTCAAGACAGCCATTGTTAAGCCCTCTAAGTGAAGTTAAGATTGAAAAGGTTGAAGCAGTTGAAGAAGTTAAAGAATATTTTGGTGAAGCCAGTTGGTATGGCACTGGAGAAGGTGAATGTCTTGGATGTTCTGAAAACTTAATTATGGCTAACGGTCAGAAATTAGATGACACTAAATTAACTGTTGCTTGTGGTTTAAGTAATAGTTGTAAATATCTTAATCTTGGTGATAAATTATTGATTACTAATTTAGATAACTCAAAGCAAGTTATAGTTGTTGTTACTGATAAAGGTGGTCTCAGAGCAGGTAGACTCCTTGATGTCAGTAAGGCAGTTAGAGACATTTTAGAATTTGAAGGATTAGCAAATATTAAATTTTCAATTATTAATTTATCCCCTCTAAAAGGGAAAGAAGAAAAGAAATGAGTATTAAAAACGCTTATACAAGTCAACCATTAGATAGAATGATTGCTGAAATACAAAAAACATTAGTAGAACATAAAGCTCAAAAAATTATGTTTGATTATTCTGACACTGGTAAAATTATTGGATTAACTTTTGGTTTAGAAATAGATGGCAATATGATTGGTTTTAAATTACCAGCTAAAATTAAAGAAGCAGAAGAAATATTAAAAGAACAGAATTTGTATAGTGATAGTAAAATTGACCACGCATTGAGGGTAGCTTGGGCAAATATAAGAGATTGGGTATCTTCTCAAATGGCTATGATTGATTTAGGTCAAGTAAAAATAGAACAGGTATTTTTACCTTATATGGTTAGTGGTGATAAGACATTGTATGAAATTATGAAAACTAATAATTTTGCCTTACCAAGTGGAGATTAACCTTATGAAACAAAATAACAAA